TCAATTGCACCATTAGCGGTCAGAATCTCGATCTGATTATCGCCTGTTGCAGTTCCAATAACATATCCCATACCCGTAGTCGTAGCTGTCGTGCTATCAGGAACAATCATAACGTTTGGACCACTTAAGGCTGCAGTACCAACATCAAGAGCATTTGCATATCTGTTAGGATCTGCAGTGTCTCCAATTGAAAGAGTTCCACCGTCCGCAGTTAAGTCCTCGCAAGATAAAAATATCCCGATCATAACTGCACCTGCAGGAAGCAATCCACCCATTTGATAGATTTCACCTGCTGCATCTGCAGTCGCTTCCATCATATCAAACATACCATGAACAGTTCCATTCTGCATACCACGAGGGATCGGTGAGATCGGACCCGCAGTATCAGCAAGTGTTCTGTTTACACCTTTTTGTGTTGCCATGTTAAATCTCCTTTGTTAAAAGGTTTTAATTAAAAACTAGTTACGCAGTTTCATCACAAGCAATTGAAACAACTTTTTCTTCTTCAAGACGTACTCCGCCACCAGCCATTTGCGTTTGAAGACCAATCGAATTGCGTCTTTCAGGAAGTCTGTCAACCGTAGTATCCATATCCTTTGCAATAGCAAGTTCAAATGCTGACTCCGTGTAAGCGAGACAGGTTCTGATCGAAGAAGCAACGGTGAGAAGGTTACACATAATAAAATTAAAGCCCATGAAGCTAGAGACTTTACCTTCAACCAATGTTTTCACGCTATTGTAATCAGCGCTTGTTAACTGCGTAATACCAAGAAGATTATCTACTTCCTTTGCAGCGATAACAAACCATTTAGTTTCATCTTCAGGCACATCTGCTTGGTTAAAACGATACAATGTGGTACGAAGTTTGGTCAACGTAAGACCCGCACTACCATGTGCTATGACGTTGTTACCGCTGTCATATGAGGCCAAAGTTGTGGACGTTGCGCCCGCCTTACCTGCATTTGCCGTAGCTGTCATACCAGTTATGATCATGGAATCCCATTGACGACCAACTGCATACACCGCGTTCAACATCTCTTTAGATGTCGGGTCGTTGAGACGGTTAAGTTTTTCCCATGTATCAAAAATCTTTGCATACTCATAATACTGTTTGCCAATACGTCTGCGCTCAGCATCTGGATCTGTCCATTCGGTGTTACCCAAACGGTTTGTTACTTCTACCATGGCACCTTTGCCAATCTGATCAACGAACTTGTATTCGCCATCAGAGAAGCCATCGGGTGACAAATATACGGTATTTTTAAGGCGTGAGCCTTTTTGCTGTACCAGCATATGCAAATTTGCACTGTACTGATTAGCATTCCATACTGTTGGTAAACCCATGTCGGTCTCCTTCTTGTTAAATTAATAATAAAGTTTTCAACTATGGGTTTATCCGTTAAGGGACCCTCGTACTAAAAGGGGCTTCTTACGAAGTTATCCTTACGTCGCCTTTTGAGCATTGACGACTTTAAAGAGATTGTTAACACGTTTGACCGTAGCGTCATGCTCGATATGAGAACGATTGTGATACGGACCACTCATGTCTCCAATGATCGTATTAATTTCTGCTTGTGCTTGACCTGGGGTTGATGTGATCACTCCACCACCAAGCATCTTATCATCTGATATTGATTCACCTACTCTGGCAAACATACGAACCATTGCAGGATTGTTACCATGTTCTTTCCAGAACGCAGCGCTATCCGCATCTTCAAATGCTTTGTATGCTTTCTCTGCAAGAGCAAGTTTCGCATCATACTGTAGACCATATTCAGCACGAAGTTTTACTGTTGCTTCTGCAAGAGTTTTGTCTTTATTTTCCTGTGTTACCTTTTCACCATTCAATCTATTTTCCATATACATCTTAAAGAGAAGATCTGCCTGATCTTGTGATGTACCAGCTTGATGAAGCCAGTCTCGTATCATTGGTTCTTCAGGTATTTGTGTTCCTTCAGGCAATGATTCTTTAACAGAGAATTTATATTTGTCTGCTGTTTCTGGACGACCAAGTTGTGTATGAAAAGCATCAATCTCTTCTTTTGTTGCATTCTCTCCTGGTATAACTACTTTGTTCTTACCAAGCATTTTCTCAAGACTTTCATATGATTTTGCTAAAGACTTTGAATCTTTGAACTTCTCGAGAGTTGGTGACTCACGCAGTTCTGGTTCCCAATCCGCCCGCCAGTCCATTGCTGGTGCTGGTTGTGGTGCAGGATCTGGTGCTGGTACAGGTTGTGCAGCGGGATCAATTACGGGTGCTGCGCCTGGTGCAGGGTCTGCTGTCATGATTTCTCCTTTTCAATATTCTGCTTGAGGTTTTCAATCATCTTATCATCAAGCATGTTCTTAATGTGAAGGACGATAGATCGTTTCCCTTCGTTAAATAAAGCAGTTTCACTTGCATTTGCAGAAGTATAAGTAGTACGTCTGAAATAACCTAAGTGCTCAAGTCGATCAAGGATTTTTCTTCCTGATGGATTTTCAAAGACCGTTTTATAAAGTTGTCGTTCCTCTTCAAGTTGTTCAACTTTGCTGAGCTTTTGAGTCATCTTTTCTCCCTTGGGCTTTAGTTGCATTAACATTGGCTTGTTGTTCTTGTACTTGTAATGCCATTTGTGCCTGTTGCTGTTCAGCACGTTGTTTACGGATCTCTTTTATATTTTCATTAGTTTCAAGTACTGTCGGATCAACGCCATATGCATTAGCATATACATCTACTACTGCGTCTCCCTTTATCTTATCGATTGCTTCAGGTTTAAATTGTGCAAGTTCTGAAACTGTCATCATGAGATTACGTACTGATCCTGCCTCTGCTGCCTTTTGCGCTTTTGCTAAGGGAGAAATGTAATCAACTAAATAATTTTTTCCCTTAATAGAATCTGGAGGAGGAGCAATGTGTCCTTTTGATATAAGAATGTCCACTGTGCGATACACGAGAGGGTCCAATAGTTCTGACATCAGACGTCCTAGGGTGGGGCCTAACATCAACATTTTCTCTGCGACCCTCTCTTGCACCTCTGTAGCGGTCATGTTCCGTCTATCTGCTAAGGTAAGGAACATGTCTACAAAGAACGCCTCTTTAATGCGCCGCTGCTCGGCCTGAATCATTTCAAGACCAAGCGGAATATTACCTTTTGTTTCGATCGTTTGAATCTTTCCGTCTCCCTGCATGTCAAAGTTTACTGCACCTGGTCCCGATTCCATAGGAAGGAAGAATCCTTCATAAGGAACCGAGATAGGTGGATCAACCATTTTCTGAGCAGCACGTATCGTTGTCTCTTGCATTTTATTCAAGAGGCGAATACTTGCGTAGACAACCATGGCTGGAGAGTAGCCATAGATCTTCCCCGTTTGTTTGAGGAAGCGGACGGTTCGTATCGGCATGACATCGTAACCGCCTTCGGAGAGAAAATCTTCTTTTCTATTTTCAAGGAATATATAAAGAGAACGATATGGTTTGTTCATCGAATCTTTTTTACGGTAGTTGTATATGGTACGCGGTTCAATCACATGAAGGATAGGAAATTTCTTGAAGAAATCATTATTCTTTAAAGCACCTTTAACAAGTTCTGGAACGGATTCAGGCCATCGTTGTGATATTTGCTGTGCCGTATAAAGGAACTCACGATATATTTCTGTAATACGATGCTTGTCATCTTCCGAGACAAATACTTCACCTACGGGTAAAGAATAATAACGAATCATATCTTCAATGTCTTCCTCGATATGCATATGAGCAGTGCCCATACACCCGAGATCAAGATAGAGTTCATGTATTTCTTCATGGAAGTTTGAATTATTGATTGCATCAAAGGTTGCTTGTTCTGTATCATGAAGCCACAGTTTAACGTCATGTGATTTCATAAGTTCTTTATCTTGGATCACGAGTGAGAACCACCGTGAAGCAGGGTTTGTAAGGTAACCGTGAAGTCCCGCTGCAAGAACATTGTTAGAATCTATTGCAGTAGTATCAAAGATATCAGTCGAGAGAGGGTCTCCCTCTGTAGTAACTGACTCAACCTCAGCCTTTCGCGGCATCACATAGTCAGCTAAATCTTGCCACACTGAATCAAGACCACCGCGCTCAGCTTTCATGTTCTTCAGTTTTTCGATGTAATACTTTATGTTTTCCATTATGATCCTATAAGTGTTGGTGAACCTATGGTTGTTTCCTCGGTAACTCCTTGAGAGCCAGTAAGAAGAGTAGGCCGTGATTCTCTACCACGACGAAGCTTCTTTTTCTTTGGTTCTGGTTTTGGTTCAGGTTCTGGCGGAATGTACAATGGTTGTTGGGGTGGTGCCCCTCCTCCTCCACACATATCTATGCTCCTAACAGTGTTGGAGTTTGGATAAGTGGTTCTTCCAACTCCTGGTTTCGAGTTAAGTGAGTGTCTGATCCTTCTATTGCGACAAGTCTTCTGCGAGTCATTTCTCTTGCTTCTTTCTCCGCAGTAGCCTTAGCTTCTTTTTGTTTTTTAACGATTTCTTTTGCACGCATATCTGCGGCATGGGCTGCCGACTTCTGCGCTTTGCGTTGTTTACGTGAATTATACATTGACATACCGATTGTTGTGGCTATGCCTCCATAAACAAGTGCAGCCCCAATACCACCCATAACTGCGGCCGTCGTAGAACCAGCAACTGCCCACCCTGCTGCGACAACCGCCGCCGAAACAATACTACTTACCACAAATTCTTTTTCTTTTTTAGGTGGCTTATAGTTGTAGTGATAGTGTCGTATGCTCATTATATCCTTTTTATATACATTACTTGAAAAAGTTCAAATCCACGCTTCTCATAAAACTTTTGCATCTTGTCGCTGTTAAGATTTCCCATATAGCCTACAATATAATTTGGGATATCATTCTTCTTACAGTATTTCTCTATGTATTTTAAGAGACGTAAACCATATTTTCTTCTCTTCTTGGTAACATACCAAATGATCTCGGTATAGACGAGTGATGAATCAACATGGTTAGGACCAACTGTTCCCGCTAAGACTCCAATTACTTTGTTGTCTTCAAGGAGAACGAACGACGTCTTTTGAACTGCAATAAGTGTAGTAAATAATTTATCCTCTTCGAATACGAAACCATAATCAGAGAGGGATTCTTTAATAAACGCCTTTGCAAGTTTCATTAACCCCTTGTAGTGGGCTTGGTCAATCGGCTTAATACTGATACTCATATATCCTTAATCCATTTTTATCAGTATACCAATACTTAAATCCCAAAGAGCGCGCTAGCAATTTAGCGTACCGTTCATCTTTCCAATGATTCATAAGTATGGGCCTTACTTTAAGGTTATCCAAAACTAATATTGAGGATTGCTTATATACAAGGAACGCATTTTGTGCGTTTGCCCTTTTATCTCTATACCCTTCTAGATTATAATATGTTTTACCTCCCATGTCAAATTTCGTGATCCAGATAGAGCCAACTCTCTCTCCCACGTAAACTATAAAATACTTATATATAGTATTAGAGTGAACCCATTCTTTCATTTCTGCAGGTGTCTTTGGTTTATCGGGATATTGGTCAATGAGTTCGTTTATATATTCATATGAATCTGTTTCTATTACCTGTATGAATTCTTTTATCATATGACAGTTCGTATGTTGGTATGACGTTGAATATTATTTTTCTTGTTACCGCGAATGTCTGTACGTATTGGTTTAGTTGTTTCATTGATACCGTATGCCATTGCATCGAGAACATCATCATGGGCAGCTTTACAGTTTCCTGCGCCGTCTGTCATGTAAAGTTCTCCTTCGAATTCTTTTAACCAGGATGCCTCGGTTGGAACATGAACTCTATTGCTCTTGAACAATGGCTGCAATAATGATATTCGCTCAGATTTCGAACGTCCTCCTGGTTTGAGTTCGATAAGTCGGAAAAAACAATTTCTAATGGACATTTCTTTTTGAACCATTTCGATGAGCATTTTCTGGCCTCCGACATTCTCAATTCCGTAATTTCTTGGATTCCACTCGCGGGCGGCAAGGAAGATCTCATCAAGTTTTCTTTGCAGGTTCCAATGTCCGAAGCGGATATCGAAGATGTGCCAATTTCCGAGGTCGTCGATGCCGAAGATGAAGATGACAGTGTAGTCTGCTGTTTCTCTTTCTGAGAAGGCGGGGTCCATTCTGATGTAGATGTTACACTTGGAAGCGATTGTCTTCGCACACCGCCACATATATGTCCTAAGATCCCCTGGCTGGGCCATCGCAGATTCTGGAGCCATCGAAAGACACTGTCTTTCACGCATCCAAATAGATGTTTTACCCAGTTTACGGTATTGTTCCAACTCATTTTCAAGAAACTCCAGATCGAACTGTTCGGGCCATGTCGCATATTTCATTCCCTTCTCGTCCTCGGCCCACGAACCGATACGTTTAGTTTTGAAATTGAGGAGTTCTGGCTGCGAGAGAATACGCTCTACGATACAGCGCTCTCCTAAGTTATTACCAATCATGAAGATACGGGTATCTTTACCTAAGAACTTGATATCGGAGAGGAATTGGTCCCAGTCATCGTCCATGATCTTGTTAGAACGGGCATCTTCAGCATCTTGTATATCATCCATTATTACAATTTTTGGACGTCTATCGAGGTAAGAAAGCCCTCTGATTGCAGATCCCTTACCATACGCTTCAATTCGGACAGTGGTAACTTTGCCGTTTGGTCCAAGGACTTCAACGCAAAGTGCTTTTGCAGAGTCTTCAATTGTTTTGAGTTTGTTGGCTGAAATTGCTGGGTTGGAATGGTATTCACGGGATATCTCCTTCAGTTTTGCCTGAGCTTGGTCCGAGTTTGCTTTGACCAGGGCGATGTAGTCCCGACTTTCATCAGGAAATGTGAGAGAGTATAGTGGGAAGCTCCTGAGAACATATTGGCCCTTAGCCGATTGACGGAAGGCTTCAATTGCGAAGTTGTCTATGCCGTGTAATAGGATATCTGACCAATCTGTATGGAAAGATGCGGGAGCTACTTCGCCTGATCCATTCTGAAGGAGTAACTTACGATAATGAATAAGAGATGTATATGCTAATTTTACCTTGCTGAGTAATTCAGTCTGATCTTTGTTCAAGGTTTCTCTCATCACAATATGAGTGTAGATCAAATATGCAGATATGTCAAGTAATATCGAGCATAATCTAAGGTCATGCATTTACGTAAGTCCTTTAAAGTTAGTGTCAAATTTTAGTGTCATTCTACTGTCACCATATATATAGAGAGAGTAGTAGACACTAATTTTAGACACTAGCAAAATGGGGCTGTGGGGACCCTGTTTTGCGGTGGTCAGACAAAGCACTATTATATAATACAGAGGAGTCTGTAAAATATGGGAAAAAATTATAGAAAAAATTAATGTGTGAAATTTTTGCATCCCAACTTTTCACATTCAAGGGGCATGCTGAGGCGAGTTCATAGTGTCTAATTACCTAAACCCTTCAAAGACAACAAGAAGACACTAGGTTGACACTAGACTAGACTCTAATTAGTTAAAAAAATTGTCAGATATAGCTATATAGAGATATATTAATTATCAGACGGGCGGGGGCTTCCGAGGTAGGGTATGTATATACTAAGAAAAGCATGCTTATTTATATTATACTATTGATTTAAGTCTATGATACAATGACCTTAAATGCTCTGTAAGTGTCATATTTTTGACAGTGTCACATTTATATTACACATACTCTTTACTACGAATGGTTAACGTATGTCATAATCTTAACACATTGTATTCATATTGTCATTTTATTGCCATTCTTCTTTATTATACTACTTAAATGCGATATTAAATGCTACCTAAATGCCTGTATTATCCTACTCATTCAAGCCCAAGCC